TTATATTGCGGAGAGCGACCGAAGGGAGCTCGTAGAAATATTGAAAAATCCGGAAAACGACCATAGGGAGTTTGTAGGATTTCTTTTATATTACGGAGAGCGACTGAATTGAAAAATCCGGAGGAGTGGCCGAAGGCCACGACGTAGGATTTCTTTTATATTGCGGAGAGCGACCGAAGGGAGCTCGTAGTAATATTCTACTTTTGGGTAGGCATAGCCTGCCAGAAAAGCAGTATGGTTCGCTCTCTGGATTTTTCAGTAATAGGATTTATATATAATAAAATATCCTAATGAAATGAAAAATACAAGGATTCCAGTAATTACCAATATCCACGAAAAAAAGGGAGAAATGTAACGGCAAAGTATGTTAAGTAGGAAAGTAAAAAATAATATATATAATATTTGAATAAGTAACAACAAACTGTTATTACCCGAACTGCATTCATATTCACCTAAACAGTAAGTGTTTGTATTTAATCTATTTTGTACACTTAAAATAATCAACACGAGCAATGAAAAGGCTAAATATACTATAGCAGGTGGACATAAATTGAAATCCATTTATTTTATATGTAATGAGAAAACGTATATAAAAGAAATCTTGTGTTGTGGTGTTCTTTGGATACTCTTTCTGTTTCTTTTCACTTGGGGGGGAGGGGTGGGGCGAAGCCCGCAAATGAAGGAGCTCGCAGTATTTTTATATTTTCAAAGAATTCGGGGGTGTTTCATTGAGGGTTCCATTCATTAAAGATTGTCCAAGTAATGACCCACCTTTTGTAGGTGAGGGTGATTGAGGGTAAGTATATCCTCCCTTATATCCGTACCGAATACGTTTCTTATGATATTTGACGATTTGATTTTTTCTTAGTTTGTAGGTGTATTTTCTTTTGGGAGCGGGTTTATTTGGCCGTTTATTTGTGGATTTACGCAGATATTTGCCTTTATTATAATCGCGAGTTTTAGTTCGTCCTCCACCGGTACACGCACCACATTGAGAATTCTGGTCAATCCACATTTTATATAATGTATATTTTTATTATCACATTTTATATATTACATAAAAAATTTGACTTCAAATACACAATATCACTACGAGCTCCCTTCGGTCGCTCTCCGGAATATAAAAGAAATCCTACAAACTCCCTCATTGGGGGCGAAGCCCCCAGTGAAACCCCCCTTTTGCTTCTTACTTTTGGGTAGGCGTAGCCTACCCGAAAAGTAGGATACGGTCGTTTTCCGGTTTTTTCAATATTTACAGTTCTTGTAGGTCAAAGTCACAATCATCTTCTTCCTCGACGTTAGTTCGGCATTCGTCTTCGTTGTCCATCACTATAACCGGTGCAAATCTCACCCCTTTCCAAATCCCAGCGGAATTTTTTCCAAAGTGTCTATCCATTGCACTGACCAAATCTTTCGTATTATTCATTTTACTATTTCCATAGTTCAATGAAAACCACTCTTTGAAATCCGACACTAACTGACCTTTTGTAATACACCCAGTTGTATATGACTGAACCCGTTCAAAAACATACTCGCTCAATACGTCCTGTCCCTTGCGGTAAGACTTCGAGGAAGAAAGTACTTTCTCACAGTCTTCCACATTGCCTTCCGTTTTATAAGCGATTTCAACCAACATCGACGCAAACACCTCTTTCCATTGACAGAATTTTTCTTTGATATTTTTGTCCAATTTGTATTGATACGGTTTTTCAGGGTCGTCAGTTCGCGGCGTTTCCGTGAAGAGGGATTCGAAGTCGACGACGCGAATACGTCGCCAAGTACCGTGGTCTTGCGACTTGATTTCCATAAATTCATTCGAACACACTACCAGTTTGAATTGGGGTGTGAAAGTTTGAGCTTCTACCATATAAGGTGCCCGTCCAGTAAGCGGGTCTCCTGCGGACAACTGTTTCATAATACCTTCATTGATTCTGTCCCCTTTGGACGGCTCCTGCATGACTGCGTATCGAATGCCTTTCAGTTGGACTATCTCCGGCGAAACACCCCCTATCTTAGTTCTCTGTTGTGTTATTAATGTGAGTGGCACATCGCCTTTGTATTGACCGAGCACTTGTTCCATGAGATTCACTAGCACTGACTTCCCGTTCTGTCCTACCCCGATATACATATTAAATGTCTGATTCGAGGTTGTCCCGATAAGTGTCGATGCCAAATGTTGCCACATGTATTTATATAGCTCATTATTGGGAAAGAGTTTACGCATAAAGTCCTCGATTTCATTGATAATTGTACTGTCACGCTGTGCATTGAGTTCTTTATAGACTATTCCCGTACACTTTGTCAGATAGTCTTCCGGTTTCCCAATCCTCGCTTTTTTTTCTTTGAAGTCAACCACGCAATTCTTGAAACATATGATATATGGGTTAGAGTCTATCTTATGAAGAAAATCGCTGTCATAGAAGAGTTCTTTCGCCTCCCGCATAATATTATTTTTGTCATTCGTTTTGCCGAGTTTTTCGCTGATACAGCTGATTATTTGGATTTTGCGTTCAATCTTTTTGCGTATTGGGTCGCCTTCACTGAGTGTGAGTTTGAATCTACCGAGCTGTCCCAGTTTAGTTCTATAAAGTGCGCGCAGTTCTTTCGATATGGAGCCACGGAGAGTAGTACCGGAGTCGATTTCTGTCCATAAGTTACCATTGAATCTAAACCATACATTGGCTTTTATACTAACACATACATATTCGTCCTTGTAGAGATGGTATAGAACACTGGCAAGGTCATAGTCAGTAAAACCCATTATCTTACTGTCGTCTTCGCTAGTGTTTAAGACGGCGTTTTCGAGAGTTTTATTTATATACGCGTCAATACTATTGCTCATTATCTTTTTATAGCCTTCTGGATTGTCATTCTTCGACCAGTACATCAACGAACGAATCGTCAATGAGTTCATGTCCTTTTTCTCGAATGTTTTCCATTTCTCGTATAGTTCACTGACTTCCGTCATGAATTTGAAATTGCTCGGTTGAGAACTGAATGCTAACCATACGATGAAAAGCCGGTTGCTTATATTACGGAGCGCCCAGCCCACACGTATCCATTTATTGAATGAGCCTTCCCCGTAAAATGTCTTTGGAAGTGACATAGTATATTCGTACGCATCGCGCAAATTATACTCGAGTAAATCGAGTGATTCTAAGAATCGTGTAATACATGCATCGAGCTCTTCGTGTGTTCGGATGGAGAGTATTTCTTCTATGCTGACGGCAACGTGTTCGGGTTCGACTGAGTCGAAATCACGTATGGGTCCATAGTTACCTCCCCGTCCATCGCCAATCTCCCCCCCTGACGGACCTCTCGTGACGGTTGTTCCTCCGTTCGACGGCTTTCTTTCATTCGCCTTTAATGTGTGCAATGTATCTTCTATTTCAGACTTCATAAATAATCCTATGTGATTTGGGTAGCGGACCGACAGTTTGTATATGTTTTCTTCGGTTTCGAAGACACTGGGTGATTGATTGTCGTAGAATTTGGTTTCCCCGTTTTCTTCGTATCCACCTATGTAGACGGTGACTAGTTTATATGCTTCGTGGTTAGGTTTCATAGACCCATATAGTTGAAAATTGGTGTGACCCTTGCTGATTCCCTCGTCAAATACCTCCTCCCAGGTGTTGACGATTGGGATGTCGGACCATATATTGGCGATTTTACCCAGGATAGATGTGCGTATTATTTGCTGTAGGTCGTGGTTTACACACTGGATTCCGATAATAATATGAATCCCGTCTTTCGTTAGTTTTTTGTCTTCTAGTCGGTTTACGGTATTTTTTTCGAATACGAAAAATGGGATTTTCACGTCTTCGTGTACTTCATATATTTTTTTGAATTCTTCTAAATAGAGGGTTATTAAGTCAGTTATATGTTCTCTGGTATGAAGTCTCTCGGTTACAGAATAGTCGTATCTGAAGTCTACGTCCACCAAAATGGGGCCGTTTTCTTTGAGCTGAGCCTCTGTCAAATACTCTTTTTTATTTCCTTTTATACATTCTTTCAGGTAAATTTTGAGAAATGTGTGATACTCACTTTCAGGGATATGATAAGAACCGCCGTAAATATTAGAGGTTTTGTCCCCTATACGGGTATTTGTAACCGGTTTCGTATCATCTTTCTCGTCCTTCTTAATAAAATGTTTAGAAAGGAACTGGCTCAATGGTGTTGTGCTATTCATCGTAGTATTGGTTTTATATAGTAACTAAATTAATGGTTTGGACAATCAATTTTATATATATAATCCTATTATATCAAATACGGTTTATATATTATTTCTTGCGCGAGCCCCCCTAGATGAAAAAAAAACGGAGAATTTCTTTTATATTGAAAAATCCGGAGGAGTGGCCGAAGGCCACGACGTAGGATTTCTTTTATATTGAAAAATCCGGAAAACGACCGCAGGGAGTTTGTAGGATTTCTTTTATATTCCGGAGAGCGAATGAAATGAGCTCGTAGAAATATTGTGGAGAGCGACTGAAAGAAGCTCGTATGAATATTACGAGAACGACTGTAAGGAGTTCGTAGGAATATTCAGGAGGAACATCAAAGCCCATTATCCGTAGTCCATTTTGAGTCACATGTAGTGCAAATATAAACATACTTCATATTATTGTCATCATAACGTAAGTATATAATTTCTCTTGGTGTTCGTTTACTCTCATCCGTGTCATTCGTCGAGCATTGTGGATTAGAACAAGGTATATTGTATATTCGTGGTAGAGTCGGGTCAAGTTTCGTATATTCATTGATAATATGGTGGAACTGTTGTTTTCCTTTTTTTATTTTCGTGTCTAACACGCAAATACCATCGCTTCCAATATCATTATCTCTGTGTCCGCAATTACGACAATAATAGGCCAATTTATTATCATCGTCCTGATTAATGGAGATATAGTACATATTGTCGCATTTTACACAGAATTTCATTTTATTTGATGATGTGAAAGAATGAGTGATTTGTTCTATAGTATTACTCTAGTTTTATATCATTCAATTTTTTGAGTTAGTATTGAAAAATCCGGAAAACGACCGTAGGGAGTTTGTAGGATTTCTTTTATATTGCGGAGAGCGACCGAAGGGAGCTCGTAGAAATATTGAAAAATCCGGAAAACGACCGTAGGGAGTTTGTAGGATTTCTTTTATATTGCGGAGAGCGACCGAAGGGAGCTCGTAGAAATATTGAAAAATCCGGAAAACGACCGTAGGGAGTTTGTAGGAT